GAGGAATTGTACCAGATGACATCCGCGAAGCACTTCCGATTAAACCATCCAAGACTGCAAAATGGATTGGGAACGTTAATGTACCTGTTGGTTACAGACCACAAAAATTTATACAGCTTGATAGAAGATATACTGATGATCGCCTTTCGTTTATGATTGATGGCGCATGTAGACACAGTGAGTTCAAGGTCACAGCCTCAGGCTCTTGGCCTACCCAGGTCCAAAATTTTCAAGAAATTTGTAATGACATTGGAGAAATTGATATTGATTTGTTTTTAGGGGCTGCAAAGCGCAGGTCTCATAAACTGAAGCTACCCTACATTAGAGAAGGTGTAAATAGTGAGGAGGTACTAAGTGTCGGTACAAAAGCAATCTCTAGTGCTGGTTTTGCTGCTAGCCATTTTATAGGGACTACACACAGTACAACAGATCAAATTATCAAACCAGTTGCACAAGAAATATTTGACGAAGCATCTAAGGAGTATGTTTCAGATCGATCACTTTGGTCTATCGGCGGTAGGGGTCGTGCTAACAAGGTCACACCTACTGCTGGTGATATAGTTAAGTCACGAGTGGTTTTGATGCCTGAAGGAACTTCTAAGATTATTGCTCTAGCAGTTTCCAATGCTTGGATGAGGAACATTGTAAGATATAATAAAACTGACCCCACAAATGAGATTGGAGTTGGACTTGACTTTCTCAATGGTAGATATCTAGACTTCGCCTCACATATTAATAAATTTACTATTACGGCGGAGACTGATTGGAAGGCTTTTGACACAACTGTTTCTGAAAACATGTTAATTTTAGCGTTTGGTATTTTAAGAGCATGTTATCCTGATGACGAAAAGTACGATAAATTGTTTTACTTCCAAGCGTCAAGCGTTATTTTTAAGAACGTAGTAATTCCAGGTGGCTTTGTTTATAGAATAACTAAATCGATTCCTTCAGGGTCTCCTTGGACAACCGCTTTGGGCTGTATAGTTAATTGGCTAACTTGGGCCGCCGTCTTTGATGGATTAGAATACGATACTCATGTTACGTGCTATGGCGATGATACTGTTATTGGAG